CGATAAAAATACCGAAGCGGCAATAAAAATATATTCCATAGTTTAATTTGTTTAAATTTTAGTTTTTGTAGTTTTAGTTGCAGAATCTGCAATTGTTTGTTGTGATATTGTTTTATTATATCTAATTTGCCATGTTAAATTAGATAATTCTAAATCACTTACTTTTTGTTTATAAAAATTAAGCAATTGTTTATAGTCTTCAATACTTAAATCTTCCATACCCCACTCCTTAACGACTAAATGCGCTACCCTGCCAAACCTTTTCTACCTTCTTTTTTTCTCTTTCTACAATTGCACGGCTCCATGTAAACCCTGCATCTCCACCCCAAGCATCCCACATTATTCTGCCATTAGATGGATTACTACTATTATAGAAGTCTTTGCCTTTTTTGTCAACTTCATGACGAGAAAAAAATGAATACATTCTTTTAACAGTATCAAGAGACATTGTTCTTCCAGCAACTATATCTGTTGCCCTACCCCATCCCACAGGAGTTCCCGCTCCCCTTGCCTTACCCTCTTGTTTCCAACGTAATGCACGTCTAGCAGCAGCCTTCATGCCAGAAGTAGGTGTGTATGTATCAGCCATTTTTCTTATCCCGCTTTTGTTGTTTAGCAATACGTTTTTCTTTAAGAGTCATTTTTGACTTTTTCTTTTTATTGCCGTTACCTTTTTGTTCTTTATTTGCCATGTGCTGTCCCCTTTTTTATTTTTGGGTACGGACCAAGATCTGCCTTAATCGTACCGTCTTTTCTTAAACGAACAATTCTACCATCTTTAATTTGTAAAGAATTAAAACCATGATCTTTAAAATAAGATCCAGACGATTTATTTGCCATTGTTTTTAAGCGGATTTAAATCAAAAATAGATCCGCTCCAACTTTCTGTATTTTTATTTATTTTATTAGGCTCAGAAAAAAGTTTTGTAACTCTTTGTGGTTTATTTACTTCTTTTGCAAAATTTTCAAATATAGATTTTTTGGTAGACCTTGGGTGTCCTTTTGGAAATAAATCTAAGTCAAAAGGTTTTCTTGGAAATCTACCACGAAGTCCAGCCATAAATGCATTAACTCTGCCCATTGCCCATTGTTCTGCGCTAGATACACTTCCACGTACTGATGAAGGATTGGACCTGTATGCGCCAATGCCACGACGATAGACCGCTTGTAAAGTTGCTACACTAATTCTTTTATCGCCTTCTTTTCCTTTATTATAATTTTCAACAAGTTCTCTCAATTTTGATTCAGAGGCTTTTTCTATATCTTGTTCTAAACTATCCATTTTTTGATTGTCAATTGGTTCAGAAGAAATTCTTAAAGAACTAAAAGGTTTAGCAACACGCCTATCAGTTCTTGTTCTTTTTCCTTTTTCATTGGTTGCATAAACTCTTATAACTGCTACAGGATTATCTGATGATGCTTCTACTTTTTCATTAGTGCCAGGCAAAGTTACAGTTCCAGAACGTTCTACTCTTTCTACAATACCATGTGCAGATTCTGTTTTATCTGGTGGTTTTGGAACTCCAAATGTTACATGATCTCCTACTGAAACTCCTTTTGCTTTATCAACTTTACCAACTGGAACACAATTAGGAACCATTCTTCCATTTTTTTCTTTCATTCCTTGTTGTTCGTATCCTACCCAACATGCTTTTGTCATGTTGTCCCATTTATCTTCATCTTCATTGTCTGAATGATAACTTTTACTTAATTCTTCATCATTAATCTTTTTTTGAGCAGTCATGGTTTCTTCCGCATCCATTTCATGATTTTCAATATCTATTTTTTGTGCATCTGCATACATCATTCCAATACTATACGCTGTTGGTTCCCAACCACTATCTTCTTCTTTATAAACTCTTACAGACATAGCAGGATTTTCTGGTGGCATTGATTCAAGAGCATATCTATCTCCAGGAGTTCCAAGAGTTCCACCTTCTGTCATTATGTGCTCAACTCTTCCATGAATAAGACCTTCAGTTGTGGAACCCATAACAAAGTCACCTTCTTTAACATCGTGCATATTCTTACCTATATTGCCTTCAGAACGGTTAATTGCATAAATCTGTGCTGCTGCTTCTCTGCGAGTTTTATGACAGCCCATAACTTCGTTAGTACCCACTTTTAAAGCAGGGTATCCTGAACAACCGTACGAACCTTTAACACCTACACGATATGGCATACTAAGATTATATCAGATTTCTGAAAGTTTAAGTATGCGTTTTATTTCTTCTAAAGACCATCTGTGCTGTTTTGAAAGGGTTGCTATAGCGTCAGGGATATGGGCCTTTCTTGTTAGGGTTACTCTTGGCTCATCTGCAAGCAGGTCTAAATTAAGAAAACCAAGTTCCCAAAGTTCCATAACTTGTGAATTTACAAAGTTTAAATGATCATCGTATAATTCTTTGCTAATATCTTTCATTTTTGGAGTAAATTGATATAGCAATTCCCCATTTTCATCTAATCCAGCAACTTCAATTCCACCAGCAAGAATTAATCTTTCTATTTCTTTATCTTCTTTTTTCATTTATAAATTTTTCCAAACTTTCTTTTGTTTGTGCACCAATAATACGATCAACTTCTTGTTGATTTTCAAATAATATAAAAGTAGGAACTGACTTTATTTCAAACCTTTTAGCAAGTAGTTGTTCATAATCAGCATCAATTATTTGAAACTGATATCCTTCTTTTTTCATTTCTTCAACAATTGGTCGTGTTTTTTTACACGGAGCGCACCAGTCTGCTGTAAAATAAAAAACTGTTTTCATTTTCCAGATTTTGCCCTAGCCTTTTTTAATGCTTCAAAATCTTTAATTTTGGTTTCACCAAGGTATCCCCAAGCATAGCCATCATTAATCATTTTATTATTAATAGATTCTGATTCTCCATTTACATATACCCAGCCAAGAATACGACCATATTTTTCAGATGAATCCATTTTTTCTGTGCGAATAACAACTGACTTAGCATCTTTTAATTGTTTCTTTAAATATTCTTTAGCCTCAATACCAAGAGCCTTTTCAGCCTTATCTGTTGTACGACTTTCTGGCGTATCAATACCCGCCAAACGAACACGGGATGAAAATAAAATATCAAACCCTAAATCAATAATTACGTCAATAGTATCTCCATCAACTACGTTCTTTACTTCTTTAACAAAATATTCATACATCATATACCCCCAATTGGTTTATTTTCTATAAGTTTTTCACGTTCATCAACAACTGCATACATAAAAGCCATCATTTTAGTATAACCATTAAAATCATCTACAATTTTATTGTAATGATGGCTACAAAATAACAATTCTCCTGTAGATCCCACAATTTTTACATATGCTTGAGCCTGGCATCTATCGCAACGGTCTTTTGCATTTAAAACCCATTGTTTTGGTTTTACGCTAGGATGATCTTTTAATACATTTGTCATAATACTATTATATCTCTACTTTCTATTGTCCGTTGAATAAAATCCAGTACCATTAAAAATTGCAGTAGGAGCACTCCAAATTCTTTGCATAGACTTATTACAGCATATTGGATATTTGTCTTCATCAAATTTTTTTTCAAACTCAATTTGTGAAGAACAAACTGAACACTTATAATCATATCTAGGCATAGTTCTCCTATTGTTTATATATTAAGTATATCATTAGGCTATGTGTTGTGTCAAGCGATTATAAGTTCTTATTCTATGGCAATTAGCACAAACTATCTGACACTTTTTAATTTCTTTTTCAATTGCTTTCCATGAAAATCCATCATGAACCATTCTTGAAATATTATATTTTTTATCTCTTAAGTGATCAAAATCTAAAATAATATGATTGTTAATTCCGCAGTCTATACATCCACTAGCCTCTTTGATTTCTGCTAGTCTACGTTTGAGATTTTGTTTATCTCTGTATGCTAACTCTTTCTTAGTCATTAACAGTAATTATATCAGCATGTAAAAGCCCTACACAGGTGATCAAGGCACGATAGCCCAGGTCATATTAATGGGTAACTAAACCATCTCTAAGGTCCTGTGTAGGGACTATTATATTGTACTACTTGATCTTAATTACTTTAGGTTTTTTATCTTCAGGAATAATGCGAACAATGTTGATTGTAAGCATACCGTCCTTTAGTTCAGCACTAGATACTTCCATGTATTCACCAAGAGCAAATGTGCGGGTAAACTTACGACCAGCAATTCCTTTATGAACAACTTCAGCATCTATTGTTTCTTTTATTTCACCCTTAATTATTAATGTTTCATTATCTACTGATACATCAATATCTGTTTTTGAAAATCCAGCAACAGCCAAAGATAATTTATATGTATCTTCGTCTAATTTTAAAATATCGTATGGCGGATATGCCTGACGAGTTGCTGTATTATGTACTGTACTTAAACGGTCCAATTCACGATTGAAACCAATAAAAAATGGATCTTTAAAAAGATCCAGTGTAAACGAACTTACCATTTTTTCTCCTTTTCAGCGAGTTAGTTTAATGCACCCCCATTTGGCAGGTGCATTAATATTATATCATATTATTACTATTGTCTCCAACGTAACATTTTATCTGAACCAGAAGCCTTACAGGTAAGTCTGTATCCCTCTGGATGATTAACATATTTATTAATTAATTTAGATGTACATAATCTGTTAAGCCTTTCGTTTGTATAAGGTAACAAATTATTATCAACTGTTGGTGTAACTACAGGCTTTGCAGTTACTACAGGTTGAGGAGTAATTACAGGTTGAGGAGTAATTACAGGTTGAGGAGTAATTACAGGTTGAGGAGTAATTACAGGTTGCGGAGTGACTGCAGGTTGAGGTACTGATTTAACAGTTTCAACGCCATAAACATCAACAAATAAACCAGATTGTCCTTTAGTACCAGATACTGACTTTGATACTGATTTAATATAGTCATAAGTGGTTTGATAGTTTCCCTTGTATACCCTTGCCCAATATGATGCAAAGGCTGCTGTTGCAGAAGATGATCCTCTGCCAACACTATATGTACCCAAAGCATAAAAATCAACTAGCGAATTGCTGTTGCTATAACTTGAGATTGTTGTGTCTGCATTTGCCCAACCAATTGCTACCGCTTCATTTACACAGGCTGGATAATCTATATTTGATAGATTACCTTTGTTTCCTGCAGCAAAAATGGATGCTACCCCCACCTTTTGTAAGTCTGTAATTAAATTTGTAATGGCAGGATTTGTAGGACAAGGTGTCATAAGTGCACCATGTGAAACAGAAACCGCTGTTATATTAAATTTAATTTTATTATCTAAAGCCCATTTCATGGCAGTGCGTACTGTGTAATCTGTGTACTCTGCCTTAGTACCATCTGCATTAATTGGTACTATTCTTATAAAGATTATATTTACATTTGGATTAACCAAAGCAGCAACCTTAGACATAATGGTTCCGTGATCAAAGCCATTTTGGTATATTTGCGATAACGGTAGCGATGCTGATCCTGCACCTTCCATTACTTGTTGCTTATTTGGACATCTATACTCATCCATCAAACATACTTCATAAATAATCTTGCCCTGCAGTTCAGGAGCGGTTGTGTCAATTGCTGTATCAATTATTACAATTGAAGGTTTTTGATTTGCTGATGCTGCTGGTAAAGATGCAGCCATAAATAAAATTGCTAATAACCCCACTAGTTTTTTCATTATTCTCCTTATAGTAAAAGTTTTATTACGTGTTGACAAGGGTCTCCACCCTCTTCCCACTCTTGCTCTTCTTCTTCAGTCATGTATGGATCGCCATCATGAGTATTGCAAAACGGAACTGTTATCCATCCCCGTTCTATTCCATTGTTTAACCAAATTTCAAATTCATTAATACCAGATTCTTCATCTCTGATATCTTTTAAAATATCATCAAAGTTTGTCATATTTATATTATACAGTTAAATGCTTACTACGTCAACTGGCCCCATACAAGATGGACTAAATTTAATTGCTGCATTTACAGCACCTACAACTCTTCTACGAGGATCTTTAGATTTTTCTGTAGCATTTAAATATCCATACGCATACTCTGAGCCAGACCCCATTGCCATATAGTCTAAATTATATTTAGATAAAGACATATCAATAGCGTTATGTTCATATATTTGACCTTTAATACAAATAATAAGTCCCAAATCACCTTCTTTTGTGGTATCTACCCACCAATTATTATAAAAATCTCTTAATTGTTTAATAAATTTTGTTTGCATAAATTTATCTGTGTCTTTAATGTCTGGAACATATGGATTAAAATTATATCTAATTCTTTCTCCATCTAATGCTCCTGCATATCCAAGCAGGTATGGACCAAGTTTCCAAACTTTCGGGGCAGTTAAAGAAAGTATTGTATTATCATCAGAGGCACCACGATCCCCAGCCATATATATTTTGTCTTCATGACGAACTACAGCCAGAACTGTCATCTAGGAATCCCCTTAAGGTATAGATTTAAGTATACCAAACCCTTTTTATTTAGTCAAACACCTTTATTTAATGGTTTGACCACACGCTGAGCATGTTTTTGATTTATTTTGAGATTTTTTGGCACTACCCTCTGGCGCAGAGCCAAACTTAGGTCTGCCAAACCCTACAATTGAAACCATAATATTTTTCTTATTTTTCTTAAAGGCACGAAGTTTTTTACAAACTTCTCCACCATTTCTTTGGCTACCTTTAGGATCTCCAGAAGTATTACCTTCAATACACCAAACTGTTCCATCACCGTTGTCTACTGCTACTATTCCTACGTGAGATATTCTATCTACCCCGTCAGATGGAAAATCAAAATATGCAATATCGCCTGGCTCTGGATCTGCTAGGTCACCGTCAATCCATGAGTTTGCTTTTTTAAATGCCTGTGCACCACCAGGAGTATAAACGGTATTTGGAATTTTTACTCCAGCCTCATTAGCACACCAATTAACAAATGATCCACACCAAGGTTGAAAATCTGCTTTTGTAAATTTACCATATTTAGTTTCGTTATCTTTAGGACCTTCTACAGTACCTATTTCTTTTGTAGCAACTTCAACTAATCTTGCTGCTGTACCCTGTTCTGCCACTATTTATTCCAATCAGTATCAACTGGTTGCTCTTCTGGCATTGCACCATCTGGCTTGGCTAATCTACGTGCCTTTGCCTCATCAATCTCTGCCTCTAATTTTTTATCTGCCATTGTATTTTTAGCATCAACTTCTTTGTTTGCAATTTGTGCTGCCATTACATCTTTAGCGCCTGATGAGCCAATAAGAAGACCAGCAAGTGTTCCTGTAATAAATGTTGCTACGCTACCAAGAACATTAAAAAACATTTTATCGTTTTCTGATTGTCCTGTAATTGGTTGTGTAACAAATATTAATGCATACATAATTCCTGTTGCAGTTATAAATAAAATTGATCCCAATGTGATTCCTAGGATGAACTTTAATCTTGCGTCTAACTCTTGAGGAGTTAGTCTTTGTTTAGCCATTTTGTGTTCCCTCCACCTTTTCATGATCTGATAAATCTTCTGGACATGCCCCGTTAGCGGTACAAATTGGTGGTTTGCATTCTGCTGCTTCCCAGTTTGCTGGATTTTGGCATGGATATCTATAATGACCATCATACCCACAACCAGATAACCCTAATACTAGGATACTTGATAATAGGAGTATGCGTAGTTTTGTCATACTCCCATTATATCAAACTTATTCGTCTTCTTTACGAATGCCAATGGTCATAAACCATAAGGCAACTGAGGCTAAAGTTACATATCCAACGACTGTCTTTGCGCTACCCTCTAAAACCACCCATGCTACAAAGAAGCCAAGAAATGTAAAGTTTTCATTGAGGATTGCCATGCCCCATTCTTTTAACTTTTTCATTTTTATCTCCTTCTTCTAGGTGCAGTAGCAACAATTATTTGACCAGCAATAATTGTTACAACTACAATATCTTCTGCTTTTTCACGTTCTGGAATAGACATATCAGCACCTATACTAAGCAAGGCTTTGCCTAACTCACATTTTTGCTCTTCTGTCAAACCCTCAATTGCTTCATCTGGATTAAAACAAGTAGCAACTGCGTCTAATAATGCTGCTGGACTTTCCAATACAAGTAATGCAGATGCTACCTCTGCTTCAATAACTACTGGGTTACCATTAACATCTTCTCGTACCTCTACTGGAATTGTTGGTGGAAGATCACGATATTCAAGTCCCGCTGCTTCTATGGCTGATGCCTCAACTGGAGCACCTTCTGCTGATGTAACTAATAAATCTGCAACTAAATCTTTTTCGGCTAAAGTAAATTTACCATCTTCAGATAATGCTTCAGATACATTAACAACTTCTGAAGTTGTTATTTCTCCATCTGCAGATAACATTTCTGTAATAAATTCTGACTCTGCTTCTGTTAATCCACCTTCTGATAATGTAGATGAAACTTCAGCAGCAATTTCTTCAGATACCCCTTCACCATTGGCAATTGCTTCTAAAACTTCTGTAACTTCAGATGCATCTAAACCACTATCTGAGACTAAATCACTAACTATATCTTGTACTTCTTCTACGGATAAGGTATCATTATCTTGTGAATCTTCTTGATCAGTACCCTCGTTTTCTTCAGGAGTATTATCTTGTTCGTCGTTGGATGAAGAGTCATCAGATTCAGGTGTATCCGTATCTTGAGATTCATCACCTTCAGAAGGCTGTTCATTTTCAGTCTGCTCTAAATTTGTATCTTCCTCTTCACTTGGAGTGGTCTCATCTGGTTGAGTTTGTACGGGAGCATAAATAAAAACTGGCTCTGGTGCGGGAGAAATTATTGTTTCTTCTGAAGCGGGTATAGAAACAATAACTTCAGAATATTGACTTACTGGACCTGACCAGTTAGCAACTCTAATAGTATATGTAGCGCCCTCTGTCAAACCAGTTAACTCAATAGACTCTGGTGCACCATCTGTGTTTAAGGTTTGTCCTTCATATGGATTTTCTGCATTTGGATCTGCAGTAATTACTTGATAAAACCAAGTGTTTGCTGTATACCCCACTGGTAATTCAGGAGCAATAGTTACTGTTGTTCCCGCAATAATTGGTTCTGAAATAACGGGCGCAGGTGTAGGAATATTATTATTAATAACAGTAGTTAATTCTTCAGCCTTTGTATTTAATGTTGTTTGTAAATTTGTTTTTGTTGCTACCGCTGCATTTATTGTATTTGTTAATGATGCCGTGTTAATTGCATTTATGGCCGCAGTGTTTGTTGTATTTTGAGCAACAACTGGAGTAAGGCTTTGATTTAATGTTGCAATTGTAGCATTTGCTGCATCTACTGCTGCCTGTACAGTTGCAGTACTAGTATCAACAATTGGAGTAAACGCAGGACCTTGACTTACCACACCCGCAAAACCAGATCCAACATTTGTATCTGTAATATTAGTTATAGCACCATTTGTAGTTTCTCTATAATTAAATCTTGCTTGTGCTGGGATTGGTCCTACTGCAGTAACATCTGCTCTCCAGGCACCGTTTGTTGGATTTACATCAGCATTAAATCTAACTTGAACCATTTGTGTAGAAGCATCTTGTTGTGGAAATGGTCTAAGATCCCATGCAATATCTAATGAAGATCCTGTTGTTGCATAAGTAATTCCAGTTCCTGTGCTCCATGTAGTCCAGTCCCATCCAGCAATAGAAACAGAAGGAGCATTTGGAGTTGCCCAATAGTTTGAACCTTCATTAACTCCAAATGTAATTGTTGCATTAGATCCCACGAATACATTATTATATAAAGTTCCGCCCATCAATAAGTTAAAGGGAAGATTCATTCTAACACCAGCATCATCTACGCCTGCTAAAACATTTGTGCTAGTTCCAATAGTTGCTTGTAAGTTATTTACTGCAGTTTGAGCATTATCAATTGCAATATTTGCTTG